TTTGTATATATTCCCTTTAATATTTCCATTAGATGGTGACAGTAATAGTTTCTATGGTCTCAACATGCATTACTTACCTCATCTAGCTAGAGCTAAGTTAATGGACGCTTTATGGCCTTACATAGATGATGAAAAGCTAGGCAAGAAAGCTAAACTAAACATAACGTATGAGATAATCAAAAAAACCTCTAGAATGAAAATGTTTAAGCCTTGTATCAAAAGATATCTAAATACTAATGTTAAATCTAGGTTTGTGACCATATATCCTCAAGAGTGGAATTTAGCTTTGTTCTTGCCAACCGAAAGATTTATGAAACAAGATATTAAAAAGGTTTTCAAAGATTCGGTGGATATGTATTAATGGCAATAACTGACGTAGTCAATAAAATAAATTTAGGAGTTGGTATAGCTGGATCAGCTGTAAACGCCATCAACAGCTTAACAGGTGCTGGTAGAAATGGCGGATCTTCTAGATTCAATGTACAGGCTATGGCTTCCGAATTAACTCAAAGAAATGGTTTATATAAACCTAATCTATTCTTAGTTAACGTAAATGCACCTAATTGGGCTAGTAGTTCTTCAACTTCAAGATTATCGTTTATATGTCATTCTGCCTCTTTGCCAGGTAAACAAATAACAATAGCTGACGACGTAAGATTAGGTTATGGTACGATAGATAGAAAAGTAACCGGTATGGTCAATCCTGATGTACCTTTAACTTTCTTTGTAGCAAACGATGGTGAGCCTTTAACATTCTTTAATGAATGGTTAGACAACATATTGTATTCTGATGCTTCAAAGGGATCTGATGGAGTAAGTCCATCTGGTGTTCCAGTAATGAAAATTCGTTACAAGAGTGAATACGAAACTACAATTGAAATAAAACTCTATGATGCAGCATCAAAAGAAATATTAACATATACATTATACGAAGCATTTCCGACACAGGTATCAGACATTACTACTGAATGGGCAATGACTGATCAATTTGCATCTGTAACTATTAACTTTTCATATAGGTATTATACATTAAGTAAGGCTTCTGCTCCTTCTGTAAACGGTGTTACCTCTGCTTCTGGTATTATGACGGGATTAAAGAATGGATTGGGAGTAATAAATAGACTTGCTACTAGTAGCACAGCTAGAAGGGCAATAGACCTTTTAAATATTGTAAGATAATGATTGGAGTTTGGAATGGCATTACCGATTATTCAACACCCTATTTTTACCCTCAAATTACCATCTTCAGGACAGACAGTTAAGTATAGACCTTTTCTTGTAAAAGAAGAGAAGATTCTTTTACTTGCTCAGACTGCTGGTACACCAAATGATTTTATCAGAGCAGTCGTTCAGGTTATAGCTAACTGCGTACTTGATGATATTGATACCGAACAATTCACAAGTTTTGATACTGAATATTTCTTTCTTAAACTAAGAGCAGCTAGCATATCTAATGAACAAAATATTAGATATTGGGATAATGACTTAGAAGATTATACAGACGTTACAATAGACTTTGATAATCTAGAAGTAACAAAGTCAGATAAAAGTAATATAATTGATATTAATGAAACTGTAAAGCTAGAATTGAGATATCCACGTTACAACGATCTTCTCGAAATGGCAGATGACACTACTGTAGAAAATTCTACTGAAGTTCTTTCAAGTTGTATCAAAACAATATATGATGGTGAAGAACCTATTGATCCTAAAGATAGTAGCACAGAAGAATTGAATACTTTTATTGATTCTATTCCCTCTTCAGCTTTTAAAGTAATCCAAGAATACTTTGCTGATATGCCTAAGATTACTATGAAGCAACAATATGAAGTAAAGGTAAACAATAAAAAGAAAAAGAAAACAGCTATTCTTACAGGAATTAATGATTTTTTTTGATAGCGCTGGCTCATACGAGCCTATCTAATTACTATAATACAGTTTTTAGTATGGTCCAGCATCATAAATACTCTATAGAAGAAATTGAAAACTTATATCCATTTGAACGTGATCTTTATTTTGAATTGTTAATACAGCACTTACAAGAGCTGCAAGAAAGGGAACGTTTTTAATGGCAGAAGAAGAAATTAAAACTATAGATGCATCAGCAGTTGCAGGAGCAGACGCTAATGGTGATGGACATATTTCTAAAGAAGAATGGGAAATGCATCTTGAGTTCAAAAGAAGAGAACTAGAAGACCAAGACGCTCAAAGAGATGCAATGAGAAAGATGACATGGTTTGCTTTGTTTGGTATGTTACTATACCCAGCTACCATTCTTGCAACATCTGTCCTAGGTGCTGATAATGCTGCACAAATTATTGGCGATATTGCACCGACATACTTTGTTGCTATTGCTGCATTGGTTGCAGCTTTCTTTGGTGCTGATGCAGTAAAAGAAGGTAAAAAGAAGAAGTAATAAATGGCTAAACCTAACCCAGTCAATAAAGGCGCCAGTCTTTCAACTGTAAACCGTACTATGCTAGATGTTAAGGGTCTACAAAAACAAACCCTTAAGGAAATTGCAGGTTTACGTAAAGACAATAAACAATCTTTAGGTGTAATGAAGTCTACACTTAAAGAGATAATGGGTATTCGTAAAGATAATAAAAAACCTTTAAAAGATCAATCCAAAGCACCAGGCTTGTCAAAGAAGCCTGGTCCGGGTGGTTTCTTTGGCGATAAAAAAGACGACGGAGGCGGTTTAGGTCTTTTAGGCGGGTTAGGATTAGCTGGTCTTTTGGGTGCAGGATTCCCAGAAGAAATGAACGCATTTACAAAGGGTCTTATTAACGGGTTAGTTGGAAAAGATTCTGGTGTTGCCACCGCGTTTAATTGGTTAAAGAAAAACCTAGGTGAAACAGCTTTAGCAATAGGTACAATAGCAGCACCGTTTCTAGCATTTAAATTAGGTCTTAGTGGAATAACAGCTGCTTTAAAAGGAGCTGTCGAAGGTATTTTATCTGTACCAGGATTAATTGGTGATAAATTAAGAAAGTGGTTTGTAACATCTGGAGCTAAACCTGATGTTGATGTAGACAAAAATAAAAAACCTGGCGCAGACACGGATAAAAATAAAAAACCTACAGCTGCCAATGACAATAAAGCAGGAAAAACTACAACCACTAGTGATGCCAAACCTAAAGGACAATCAGTAGTTGGTCAAGATGCTAAAGGCAGAGATCTTGTAGATGCAGGTAAAACTAAAACAGGTAAACCACAAGTTAGAGTAGCTCCTGGCCAACCAGGTGCTGGAGAATTCTCTAAAGTAGATCCTACACGTAAGGTACCTACAGGCACAACAGCAGCAGAACCTCCTAAAGCTGGTGCACCTAAAGCTAATGTGCCTACTGCAGCTAATGCTAATGCACCTGCAGCAGCGAAACCGTCTGCAGCTCCTTCAGCTCCAAAAGGCAGTGCCCCAACTGCAGCTAAACCTTCAACTATTAATCCAGCAAAACCAGTTGGATTACCAAATGCACAAACGTCAGGTAAAAAAGCAAACAAATCAGTTCTTAAAATGCTTTCTAAATTAAAATACCTCAAAGGTCTTCCAGGTGTAGGCATTGCTTTTGGTGGAGTTTTTCTTGCTGTTCAAGCATATGAAATGAGTGACTTACCTCCGGAACAATTGAAAGCAGAGATTGTAAAAGCAATAGGCGGTGCTTTAGGAGGTGCTGCTGGAGCAATGATAGGAGCTTTTTTAGGAACACTGGTATTTCCAGTAGTTGGTACAATAGCAGGAGGTTTATTAGGAGGTTTAATTGGTTCTCTTGGCGGAGATGTTTTAGCTGAAAAACTTTATGATTGGTTAATGAATGATAAAGATATTAGTAAGGATCCAGCAATTGTAAAAGCTGCTGAAAAAGCTGCTAATGATAATCCAGAAGCAGCAGCTCAGATAAAGGCATCAACTTCTGCAACTCCTCCTCCACCTACTCCTCCAAAACCTCCTGCAGGTGCTAAACCAATAATGACAGGCGGATATGGGGATTTAGATGCTTCTGCTGCTACTCCAGATATGCCTAAACCTGCTGCAAATGATAATGCTAAAAAACCATCCCCACCAAAACCAGCTGATGTTCAACCTAAAAAACCTGTTGGAATGGAAAAGCCTCAAGGACCTTTAGGAGAAGGATATGTTGACTCATCATACTTTGGTGGATCAGTAAAAGAGGGCGTTGTAGGATTAATGTCTAAGATGAGCCATCTGTATAGACAGATGGGTGTTGATCCTAAACAAATTATGGATTTGGCAAATCAAGGAAAATTTGAGCAAGATGGCATCACAGCTGAGGATGCTAAAATTGTTCAAGATATGATGAAGAGTGGAGATTGGAAAGTTGGGGATCAAATAAGCAAAGCAACATTTGTAAATCAAAGAGCCAACCAAGGTCCTGCTGTTACTCCTCCTGTCATTATAAACAATGATGGGGGCGGAGGACAAGCTAGTGCCCCACCACCCCCATCTGGCGGAGGTTCTACCACAGTAGTAAATCTAAGTAATAGAAGTTCCACTTATGGTAGAAAGTTCGCTGTAGGACAATAATCAGTCTTCTTCAGCTAACTTCTGAAAGAAAGCCAATCCATCATCCTCTTCATCGTCCTGCCATGGTGCAGATGCTTTCTGCTGGACAGGTGCTGCACGCTCCTTTTGTACTGGTGGAGCTGCTTCTGAGACCTCTTCTGCAGTCATTGTATTTGCAGTAGGTCCTCCATCAAGAGCCAGAGCTTTATATAGCTTGGCCTTTAGTTCATCATAAGACCTGAACTGTGATGGATCGATAAGAGCACTAAGTGATTTCTCCTTGTTCCAAATATCTTCGAGAGCATCATCCTCGAGATCACCTAATACTGATGGTGAATCGAACTCGGACTTATCGTAGTTACGATACCCTTCTACGTTACGAATCTTCAGACGGAAGTCAGCACCTTCCCATAGATCAAATGGGTTGACTGGTGACTCATCATCGAACTCAGGTACCATCTGGTCATTAATCTTATCAAAGATCTTCTTACCAAACTTATACAGGAATACCTGTCCTTCGTTCTGAGGATTAGCTGGATCCTTAACAACATAGATGTTAGAGATATAAGAAAGTCGACGTTTAGTCTTAGTACGAACAAATGTTTTATCTTGTTCTGTACCTTGGTTCCAGAGCATAGAATTATACTCAGAAACCGGACACTTCTGTCCAAGAGTAGTCAAAGACTTCTCAATGAACCAACCCCCTGGACCCTGGAAACCATGATCCCAAATACGAACGAAAGGAACATCCTCACCTGGAGGTGCAGGAAGGAAGCGAATGATAGCGCTACCATTACCAGCCTTGTCAACTTCTGGCTTCCAATATCCATCGTTGTCGCGTTGCTGACCTTCACCACCTTGCAGCTTTGATACTGCAGAAGTTAGTTTGTTCAATTCACTCTGAGAGTTTTTACGAAGTGCGGAAAAATTACTAGCCATGTTTGTATGTCTCCTTGTATATGCGATGTATAACGGTTTATCCAAAGTGATCGATAATATAACTTTTATATTGTTTTAGGTCAACAGTGTTTAAGAAGAATGGACTATATTTTTCACAGGTCTTTTTAGTCTGTTCCCAAACAAAGTCCAACTTCTTGTCCCAGTAACCAAAGAAAGGAGTAAGTTCATTGAGAATGATTAGAGTCTCAATGCAAATATCCTTCCTCATAACCAACCTCAATAATAGAGGATGGCCACTCTCGATAATAATATTACGATCATAATCACTATCGAGTTTATTCAAGTCTAACTTAAACGTGTAAGATAGACTTTGAATCCTTTTTTGCCAAGCAGTAAACACTGCATGACTATCTGTATTATTTATCTCTCCAGGCCAAAATTTTTGATTGACTATAAAGTTAGCAACCAAATATTGTTCTGGCTGTTTGAGTTTTGAAATCTTATGAAAGAAATACTTATCCTTACGAACTTGAAACTTGGTCTTGTTGACACTAGGAGCCTTACCATGATACTTAAAGTAATCATAGTTTGTAGTAAAATGCAACTTGAGAGCTATGTACTTCTCATAGGCCTCGTAAGCATCCATTTTTAAAGCCCTCATATAGGTAACTTTGCGGTCT